CATGAAGGGGGCGTGAGTAATGACCCTTTGGACAGAGGCGGATTCACCAACCTAGGCGTTACCCAGCGTGTTTGGGAAGAATTTGTAGGTCACCCTGTGTCCGAAGCTGATATGCGTGCCTTGACCCCTGAAAAGGTCGGTAAACTGTATAAACAAAAGTATTGGAACGCTGCCTATTGTGAAGTCTTACCGAAAGGGCTAGATTATGTGGTATTTGATTTTGCCGTTAATGCAGGAACAGGGCGAAGCGTTAAGACGCTACAACAGGCTATCGGGGTGGTGGCTGACGGAATTATCGGGCCTAGGACTATGGCAGCGATTAACGGTGCAAACACTAAAAACTTGGTTGCAAAGTTTTCAGACGCTCGGACAGACTTCTATCAAGGTATAGTTGCAAGAAAACCCGACCAAGCCCGTTTTATTCGTGGATGGCTTAATCGGGTTGAAGAAGCTAGACAATTAGCTTTGCAAGATTGCGATAGTTAAAACAAACACCCCAACCCAAATTAAGACTTTATTAGTCCAATACTCTCGCTTTAAACGGGCGGGGTCGTGGATTAAATAAGACTGTAACCGTAGCATATCCATATCATCTTCAACATACCGTGGTTTCTCGTAATAAACGCCAATCTTTACTTTTCCTGTGTTGTATGGTGTGTTCATATTAACCCCCAAACAAATCGTTAATGTATTCTTGCGCTTTGTCTAATAGACCGTAAGACGCAAACAACTCATAGACGCTTACACCGCCTATTTTTAAGTCCTCAATCTCAACATAGTCGGTCATTAGGCCAACATCGGGTTCGGCTGAACATTCTGTGCCGTAAACATCGACAGGCGTATCGCCCATCATAATAGTATTGATGTAGCTCACGATATACCCCCTGTATATACAACATACACGATAGCTGGTATGCCAAAGGCAATCAGCCCCCCAATTACACCTAATAAAACATCTTTCATAAATCCCCCTTATGCAAAATTAATAATTACATCATTGTTAATACTGTTTCTTTTAAATGACAAATAAACAACATTGCTAAAAACATCTTTAATTTCCGCTTTAACAACCCAACCTTTGCGTGTTTCTACATAACCGCCATTTGGATTGTGTGATTCACGAACAAAACCGCCTGAATCAACTTTAGTCCAAGACAACTGACCTTTGTATTTACCTTTGTTTTTGCCTTTAGAATATTTTGGAACTTTATTAATTAAATCGCCAAACAATTTGCTGGCATAAGATTCACCAAACTCAGATTGCATAGATGCTGTTTTAGTAGTAAATGTGGCTTTGTGGCTCATAATTTATTCCCCCTTTGGCTAAATTACATGGTCAGTATAACCCATAGTCAATATTATTTTATTAGGACAAACCCTAAGTCTTGTATAAGAGTAAAAAGACAGGGCAAGATTTGGTGGACTGTTTCATGTAACGCAGAAAGCCGCAAAACTCGCTACTTGCCACATCCTCTTGGGGCGGCTTAACGCCCTGTAAAGGTGGGGTGATAGCCCGTGAAGGTTGGGCGGGGGAAGCCCAGCTACCACCCCGTAGCCATTATAGTTTGTTTTTAGCCCTGTAAAACGCCAACAAGTGACTAAAACATTCCCACCCGATTCTCAGGTCATCTTCAGGTATCTCTAGTAGTTTAGCCTTGTTTTCGTTGGCATTGACATACACAATGGCGCACCGTGCGTTAGGCATCTCAAAGCCGTGCCTGTAAGCCGCTAACTGCATATGGTGGTCAAAATAGGTATCAAGTTTATCCACATCCTTTTCTGTGGTTTTAAAGTCGATGACAAAACCATCGGTTTTTGGATGGTAATGGGGTCGGCTAATCAGGTCGCATTTACCGCCATAACCACCGTGGGCAAAAGACTTCTCAGCAACCCATAGCTGTTGCCCAAAATGCTCGTTTATGGCCTTTTCTACGACACGGACATAGGTTGGTAACTCAGGTATGTAAACGCCTTCGTAAAACGCTTCTATGATGCCGTGGATTTGTGTGCCACGCTCGGCAGCTTGCTTGGCGGTTTCTTTGCTGTCGGATACAACCCGACTTAGCCAATCTTCTTCCGATTCCCCGTCTAGGCGAGGTAATGTAAGTGCAGCGAGTATGGCTTGCTGTTGTTTCCATACATCAAGGGCTGGTTTTGCCGCACACCCAATAATGGTGGTAACTGAGGGCAATAGACCCCGTTCTCTTGCGTCTTTGACAGTTGTGTTTCTTTCTTTGCCATTCTTGCCAACGATGCGATAGGCTGTATCGCCATTGGGTAAATACCAATGACCACTTTCACTTGTATTTTCCTTCACTAACATAAATCCCCCTTAACTTGCTAACGATAATATATCCTTGCGCTCTCGGTCATCCGTGACACGCTCGGCACAAGCCAAGACCACGCTTTTAATGACAGTTTCTAAGTCCTCAACGGCAAATCCGATAATAGGTACTTCCTCATCGTAGCCCCGTTCTTGAAAAGTCTTGACGGTGTATTTGGATTCAATCACATCTTTAATCGCATGGTTCATGGCTTTCTCCTAAAGGTTAATTCCCCCTAGCGACAAATAGTTACCCATTGGCATCCTGCTGGGCCACAAACATATTGCTGCCAGCAGTTAGCGTATTGGGCTACCGTTACACCTACTACAAAAAACGCTGCTATTGCTACTAGTGCTTTTTTCATATAACCCCCTTAAAAAGGTACTGATAAATCCTCATCATCCTCAATAGCATTAAGGACTTTGCGGTTCTTGTTTTGAAATTCTGCCGACTGTTGAATTTGGTTCTTCAGACCATCGGACAGGCTATCAAATACGGCTTGGTCAAACTTCTGCATATCAAACAGAAGTGTTGGGTTTACGCCACTAGGTAACCCAGCTTTAGCAACCACGGCTGGTACGGGCGTTACGGCTACCGCATCGGCATAGGTCTTTCCGTTGGATTCTCTATGCTGAACGGTAATCATGCACCACTTGTCTAACAAATTTGTTAGGTCAAAGCCCCGCAATTCATCATCGGTAAATGATTTGCCACGCCAAGATTCCAAGTCCTTCCGTAACGAAGCCTTTTCGCCTAGCGACAGCGTGTAATTGCGGGTTTGGATTAAGGGTTTGCCTTCATCGGTTTTTAAGTCATCACCGTGCAATTCCCAAAAAAACTTGACCTTACGCAACATATTGACTTTACCCATGTACTCAGACTTCTGCGTACCAAGGTCAATAATGCGGTATAAACGGGCCAAATGTGACCCAGTTGGTGCAATCTTAAATTCTTTTACGGGTGCGCTTCCTGTAACTATCATTGTTTTCCCCCAAAAATGTTTCCAAAGTCATTAAATACTTCAGCCAATACAGGGGTAACCCTAGTCTTTTTAGGGAATCCACTTGCATAGCGAAGCGTATCTATCTGTGAAGCGGTTAGCATATTGCCCTGTTCTAAGTCCTCAAAAATTACGGTTAGTTCATATTCAAGTTCAGATTGAGCATCCATCATTTGTCTATCATCCATAAGTTTCTCCATAAGTTAGCCTGAGTAGTCAGGTAACTTTACTATAAACCTTTTTTTACCCATGTGCAAGATTTGTTGTTAAAATATCTACTTAACCAATAAAATTACTTTTATGGATTTCAAACTTACACCCAAACAAATGATTCATTTATGCGGTGGCCCTGCCAAAATTGCCCGCAGATTTAAGGTTACAACCCAAGCTGTGCATCGTTGGCAACATGAGGGTTTGCCCCATAGCAAGCTTTTAGAACTGGCAGCACAGATAGAACGGGAAAGCCACGGGCTAGTTACCCGCAAGGATATGTTTCCCCAATCTTGGCATTTAATTTGGCCTGAGTTGCAATAGCGCAAAATTTTGTTTTATACTTAAAGGGCAGAGTGAAGTCTGTTTAGTTTTGCCCTTTATAAGACCCTTTTGGGTAGCTTTGAGTGTTTAGTAAATGAATAAAGGGCATTTATTAAGCAACTTCACCTTAGAGCTACCTAAAAGGGTTTTTCTATTTCTGCGGTCACAGTTGGGCGGGAACCGACACCAGCGACTGCGATACAAGTGCTACTGGGGGATAGTTGATGTAACAGCACACAAATAGGTGGCGAAGCTAGTGCCTATTCAACGAACGACTGGCGGGTTCTGTGGCTCCGAAAGGCAAACAGTTGAAGGAATCTAGGATGGCTGGGTTCCGTTCACCAAAAGGCAACTAAACTTATAAGTTATATATAGATATAACAAATAAACTTAAAAGTAACATAAATGAGTCATTAACCCATTTAATGCCACATTTATAAGCCATTAAATAAAATTGCCCCACATTAGGGTAAGTCCTAATAAACAAAAGTTGATAATGCCTTACGATTACATTACCAACTTAAAGGGGGAAATATGAAATACATCTTAATACTATTAACGCTTGGCATTAATACCGTTTTTGCCCAAACTTATGTAGTGACCGACCCGCAAGGGAATGTTTCTTATTATGTACAAAAACAGGGTAATCAGGCTCAAATAGTAAACAATCAAGGGGTGGTGCAAAACGCCACAATTTATCCTCGTCAGGTCGTTACACCACAAGGATGGGCGATTGGCACACCGTCTTATACCCTGCCTATGTCACCACCTAGCCCACCATCACCACGAGTATTGCAATGACACCGTTAGAACTAGCCGACAAGTTAGAACAGTTGATGAAAACAACAAAGGTCGATTACACCGTGCAAGAAGCTGCGGATATGATTCGTGAATTGCACCTTAAAAACCGTGAACTGCAAATGCGTATGGATGCTATGGCAGTTAGAGTGGAGTATTTATGAACCCTTACGAATTAGCTGATGAATTAAAAAAATGTGTTGATGATGGTTTTACAGACTTGGTTTGTGTTTGTGATGCAGTCAATATGCTACGCCAACAAGCAGACCGCATAGCGGAGTTAGAGAAATCACATATTAAATTAGAACAAAAAATTGTTGCAGACCTTAACCAACGACAAAGTGCCGAACCAGTAGCGTGGTTTGATGGTGAATATTATGTTTGCCCTGAACTTGGCTATGAATACACAATCACAGAACAACATTCAAAAGATTTAGGCTGGATTCCACTTTACACCACACCACAAATAAAAGAGTTAAGTGATGAGGAAAATAATTTGAAATGGTGGATTTCATCTTTTGAACATTTAAAAACATTGGGTGGTGGCATAAGTGATGAGATGGAAGCAAAATTAAAAGAAATGAAAGAAAGATTAAAAAAAGCGAGTGAGAAATGACCACATTTACTAC